TCCTGTGGCAAGAACGGTGACTAGAGGTTTCTCTTATAGAATAGAGACTGAGCAAAGATATGATAGCATTAGAACCGGGACACAGTATGCTTTTGGTTCTAATTCTACATTTGGTATAGCAAGATTAAATTCCGCATACATCTTTGCTCAGTCAGCACAATAGGGTTTATGGTAGAATATACATATGGATGAACAGCAAATATTAGATAAAGTGAATTATTTCTTACAAGCTATTAGTGGGGTAATAACTCCAGCTGATAAATATAGAGCTTCAATTATCCCAATACAAACCGTTGATGTTGATGGAGTTTTAACTGACCAAGCTAAAGAAGGAATTGTTACTATCTTTAGTTTTAATAACGAAGATTTAGAAAGAATAAGTAATTATTTTAATAAAATAACTTCTTATGTATTATCAGGGAATAGTTTGGAAACTTTTATAGACCAAGAACTTGAAAAGTTAGATGGTATGGTATAATAATAGAATGTCTAGAATAAGACCAAATGGCACGGAAGAGCAAATGACATCTCAAATTATTCAAAATGATGATTCTGGTTTAGATGTAAATATTATAATTGCAACTTTCCAAGAAAAACTTAGCAGCTTAATGACGGAATTAGTTATTAAAGAAGCTACAATTAAACAACAATCAAACATTATAAGAAAACTAAAAGGACAAAATTATGAGTGATGCAGTAGAAACAACTGAAGAAAAAAAAGATTTTTCTGTAGAGATTAAGATCAGTGAACAGAACCTTTCTTATAGAAGCGACTTCGCTGAAGCTGAAACTGTTTTTTGGCTTGAAGCAGTAAAAGATCTTATTATTAAGAATGCTTTCAATAAAGCTGGTCTTGAGCAGGGTAACTAACTTATAAAAATATAATCTAATAAGTACTATTCTATTAGATTTATACGGGAGCCCCAAATGCCATTATTAGACTATTTACCATTTCGTCAAATAGACGACTTTAACAGTGGTAACTTTGTAGCAAAAACTATAGAGCCTGAAGACGTAGGTACTTTAGGTAAGGTCATGAGAGTGGCATCGCTTGCCCTTGGTTATCACGGTTCAGTTTACTGGTATAATACTAGAGCAACATTTGAGCCATCGCCATACGACTTTGACAGAATTATGCAGGCGGTAGATACCGACTCATATATCCGTCAAGCGATGAATAAATATAAAGATTTATTCTGGAAAGAAAATTGGCAAATAGTTGGCGAAAATCCTGAGGCAGTAGCTTACCTATATCAAAGAATAGACTTCTTAGAAATGACCATGAAGAGACCATTCTTGGATTTCTTGATAGAAGTTTCCGATCAACTCTTTAAGTACGCTAACTGTTTTGTGGTTAAAGCTAGAGGAGATATTTCTGAATATTTCCCAGATAAGTTAAATCCAGTTTCAGCTGAACAAACAGTCATAGGATATTATTTAATTCCAACAGAACAAGTTAGAATTCTTAGAGATAAATTTAATAGACCTAAGTCATATGAGCAAAGAACTGATCCTTTAACTTATTCGCCTTCTGTTAAGACTCCAGTTTGGACGGCCGATAGAGTTATCCATTTGCATTTTGACAAAAAAGCTGGCAGAGCTTTTGGTACACCATTTTTGACAAACGTTTTGGATGATGTAATTGCCCTAAGACAATTAGAGGAAGATATTCAAAATCTTGTTCACAGAGAATTATTTCCTCTTTACAAATACAAGATTGGTACAGCTGAGCAACCAGCGGAGCCAGAAGAAATATCACGTGCCGCAGCAGAAATTGAAAACCTTAGAACAGAAGGTGGTTTGATACTTCCGTTTAGACATGACATTGATGTTGTTGCTTCAGGTAATCAGTTGCTCGATGCTTCAAAGTACCTTGAGCACTTTAAGGAAAGAGTTGCTGTTGGCCTAGGTCTAGCTCCTCATCACCTTGGGATGATGATGAACGGTGGCAATAGATCAGTAACAGACAGATTAGACGTGGCCCTTTATGACAAGATTAAACAGTACCAAAAACAATTCGCTGAAATTGTTAGAGTTAATATTTTTAACGAACTATTGTTTGAGGGTGGTTTTGATCCAATCAAGAACCCAATTGAGAGTGATGTATCAGACCGTTGTTACTTTAAGTTTAATGAAATTGACGTAGATACTCAAGTTAAAAAAGAAACCCACGTAATACAGAAGTATACAAACTCTATTATTTCTTTGTCTGAGACTAGAAAAGAATTAGGCCTTGATCCAGAAATTGATGAATCAGAATTGTTTGGCGCTATACAGGCTAGAATCCAAATGGACATAGCTACCCACCAAGCCGATGTCCAAGCTGCTATAGCGCCTCAACAGAGTGCAACGACTAAGACTTCAGCAAGTGATGGCACTACGCAGACTGCGCCACCAAAACAACCTAAGTCTACAAACCTGCCTAACAATACAAAGGGGCCAGGTAATATTATTAGACCGACAAATCAACAGGGTACAAGAACGTCTCCAAACATTAGAAGAGCAGATGATTTAAGTTGGTTGTCAGTAGTTGAAAATCTTTTGGAAAAAGAGTATACTGTTATAGAGGCAGATGACTTAATGTCAAATATTCCAAAGGATGATGATGGGCTTAATAATTAATTCAGAGATTAGCAAGCAATTCTTGCTAGAAGAAGACGCTGTTAAAGGTTTCAAGAAGGCAGTTGCCAATAATCAACAACAACTTGCTTTGAGGGTTCTAACAGAAATAATTGATACTTTTATGGAAGCGTTTGATCTTCTTATTGAAACAGAAGATGACTCAGCAACTAAAGAAGAAGTTGTAAAACCAAAGGTTGAAGAAGAAAAAAAACCAGCAGCAAAAAAAGCTGAGCCAAAAGAAGAAAAAGTACAAACTGAAGAAAAATGAAATTAATAATTGGCTGTCCAATTTATAAAAGAGATTGGATTCTTCCGGAATGGATTAGATGTATTATTAATCAATCCATTGACATGAAAGATGTTGGTTTGATTTTTGAAACATCACCTGATGATTTTGAAACTACTAACTCTTTAATAACTTGGAAAAGATTAGATAAAAGATTCCAAACTTTTGAGATTAATGAGAGAAAAGATATACCTCATTTTGAACACGAGAACAATGGAAGACAGTGGACTATGTCTAAGTATCATAACATGGTGTCTTTAAGGAATTCAATACTTCAAAGAGTAAGAGAATATCAGCCAGATTATTATCTAAGTTTAGACTCCGATATTTTGTTGCAAAATCCTAATACGATAGAGTTATTAATAGCTCATATTAAAGATGGCGCAGACGCAGTTTCGCCTTTGATGTTTATGACGCCTATGGATTCAAGATTTCCTAGTGTGATGAGTTGGAAAGACGAAGATCACAGTGTAGCTTATAGAAAGGAAAAATATCCTTTAGGGGATTATTTCCAATCAGATGTTATTATGGCTGCAAAAATGATGTCTAAAGATGTTTATAATAATGTGGATTATCAGTTTCATAAACAAGGCGAAGATCTTGGCTGGGCAAAAAACGCTACAGAAAAAGGTTTTAAATTATATAGCGCATCGTACATCTATGCCCCACATCTTATGTCTAAAGATATGTATCAACATTATTTGACAAATGGGGACAATAGGGGTAACATTAGAACTAGTCAAGTTCGATAAAGTATGATATATTTATATAAGATTGTTTAATCTTATAAAAACAAATTTACTATATAGCTGATCAGTAATAAAGGAACAAATAATGGCTTTTGATTTTGTAGAAAACTTCACGATAGAGATGCCCAAGTTTACCGATTCTAATTATAATTTTATGGAATCATTTGATAGTAAGCAAGGGCTAATAATCGAAGTCGCCGCTATACATGAGCGGATTGACAGCAAACTACAATAACTACTCAGCAATAGAATTAGAAAAGGCTCTCCAGTCTTGGGTTGAGCCGTATCCTAAGCCAATCATTCTTAATCACGATTTAAACTCTGAGCCAATTGGCCGTGTTATGGCTGCAAGAATGGACAAAGAAGAAGATGGTTCTTCTTTTGTTCGTTTGCAGATTGCCGTGACTGACCCAGTTGCCGCACAGAAGATAGCTGATAAAAGATACATGACCGGTTCCGTCGGCGGAAGAGCCGGCAAAGCTGTTTGTTCAATATCTGGCGATGATCTGGCTTCAGAAGATGCAAGCGGCAAGCCAAACGTTGCTAGGTTTAAAAGAGGCAAAGTATATAAGGGTAAAATGGCTTTTGTTGATATGCAAGACATTTCTTTTAAGGAATACTCTTTTGTTAACCAGCCAGCAGATCAAAGATCTGGCGTAAGAGGTTCTAAGCCTGTAGAGGGCAAAGCACCGGTTGCAGACTCAGAGAATTGGGTGGCTAGAAGTTCAGCTTTTGTCCTACACATGGATAATGAAGATATTGTTTCAATAAATGAAAATGAATCAATGTTTAAGAATATGAAGAAAAAAGAATCAAGACCAGTTTACCTGCATCTTAAAGGAGCATTCCTTAGTGCGATGGCTGTCCAAGAGAGTGAAAATGTAATTAACGAGCAGGCTTCATTACTATCTAATGAAGACTCTATTGAGAAAAAGTATGAGGAGAATCTTAAAATGGATGATGTTGCAGTAAACGAAGACATCCTCGCCGTCGCCCAAGAGCTTAGCGAAGACCTTTCAACATTGGCAAGCGCCTCTAAGGAAGAGGAGTCAGCAGAAGAAGTAGCTGATGAAACGAATGAATCAGCAAAAGCTGAAGTAGAAGAAGTGAAGCCTCTTGAAGAAGAAGTCGCAGTTGAGTCGGATGACGAATTAGCAAAAGCTAAGGCTCGCATAGTCGAACTTGAAGCACAGATCGTTTCTGCAGCACCAGCCGCAGAAGAAGAATCTACAGAAGTTGCAGTAGCAACAGAAGAACAGGATAAAGTAGTTGTTGATTCTGTTAAAGCTGAAATTTCTGAAGAAAATAAAGAGACTGAAGGAACAGAAGCAGAGCTCACTGGTGAAACAGTTGCCCCTGAGCAAAATGCGGATGATTCAGTCAATAAACTTCAGGCTCTTGAAGAAGAAAACCAGAAGCTTAGAAGTGCATTACATAGAACTCTTGCAGAAAGAGTTGTTGATGCAAAGATTACAGTTGGTATTGAATCATACGATGCTAGAGAAGCATTAGTAGCTGATCACGTTAAGCGTACAGCTTCTTCTTTAGCTGATTCTTTAAGAGATCTTGCAGGTATGCCAGCAGCCAAAAAGGCCAAAGCAGCTATGCCAGAAATCAATTTTGAAATTGAAGCTACCGAGAATGAGACAGGTGTCATAACTCTCGATGGAAAAGATCAAGAAAAAGAAACAGTAGAAGCAACACCATTTGAAGATATCTTTGTAGATGCTCTTATGGGCCGTCGTAAACTTTAAAAAAAAATATATCTTAAGGAGATACTTAAATGAGTTTAGCAAAATTTCGTAAAGTTGGCACTAAAACCGGTGCTGGTCGCTTTGTAGTTTCGCAGGGTATCGCACCTGCAGCCTACTTACTTACACACCCAGGTCTTCCAACCTGGTACACAGATTCGGAAGATGATCGTTTTGAAGTAGTAATCACCAAGGGAACAATCCTTTCGGTAATTGCTGACAGCAATGGCGACGCACGCGTTGTTCCTGCAAACGGTACATCAGATGGCAAGGCTTATGGCGATAATATGCCATCAGACTGGGATCCAATGAATGGCGCAACGCCAAACTATTCAACTGGTGCAACTGACACAGTAACTGTGCCTGCTCGCTCCATCCCAATTGGTGTCGCACAATATGACCTTTATCGTCCATTCGATAAGGGCACATCACAAGGTGCAGGTTTCATTACCCATGGTTACGTAGAGTACCCAATGGTTAGTGGATTGAACGCTGACGTAACTGTTGGTTCGCTCGTAAGATCGGACAGCATGGGACGTCCAGTTAAGGCAGCGGCAGCGGATTTCTTAAATTCGACTGACGTTTATTCTTACCTCCAGGTTGGTAAGGTTATTGAGGTAGAAAAGTTTGCAACCAACTTTGATGATGGTCTGCTTTCCTACATGCAATTGCCGTCAGATCCAGGTGCTTTGAAGACTGTATACGAGCTCACACGCTCGGGTTCATTCTCAGGTAAACTGGGTATACGTTCTAACTTGGACGTTACAAATGTGGTTGGTGCATTCCGCGTCAACCTCACACTTTAAGAAACAATAGCAGGAGGAAAGATCCTAAGATGAGTAAGACAATCCAAGAGCTCCTCTCGGGTCTCCCAGCATGGGAGACTGTATTAACCGAGGATGGGCACATCGACGAAAACAATAGAGTGACCATCAAAGAGGCTTTTGCATCACCAGATGCAGCAGCACTTTTTCCTAAGGTCATCTCTCGTACACTTAGAGAAGCAGCAGAGCCACAGTTACTCGTGACTCCATTGTTATCAACAGTGCGACTAGGAAAAGGACGCTCCTTGGAGTTTCCAGCCGTAAACGCAATTCAAGCAGCAGAAATTCCAGAAGGACAAGAGTACCCAGAACAGGCACTCGCATTTGCTAAGCAGATTGAAGGCAAAGTCTCGAAGAAGGGCGTCAAGCTCTCCTTCACAGAGGAAGTCATCGCAGACTCCCTTTGGGACATTGTAGGTCTTCATGTTCGCGCAGCAGGTCGTGCAATGGCCCGTTTGAAGGAACAAATTGCCCTCAGTCGTTTCAAGGACGCAGCAACAATTGTGTTCGACAACGCTGGTGGCGGTTACGATAGCACAACCGGTAGAGGGATCGATGGCGAGTTCAACGACACTCTTCACTGGGATGATGTTATCGACATGGCTGCTGTTCTGATGGCAGAAAATCATGTCCCAACAGACTTTATCCTCCACCCATTGATGTGGTCGGTATTCTTGAAGGATGCGATTTTCCAC